CCTATCCAAGCAGAATATCTCCGGGAAGGGGGTCAATTTATTGGCCAGCAGTTAATCGGCAATGCCGGGCAGCGGGTAGAAAGCGAACTGGCTATTTACGGGATTGATCTCCATGAGGACTGCTGGAAGATCAACGCGGTAAACTGCCGGCCGCCCAAGAACAGAACCCCGGATGGAAGGGAAATCGCTGCTTGCCGTCCCAGGGTTTTAAAAGCTATCCGGGAGTTAAAACCCACTTGGATATTGGTGCTGGGGATAGCCGGGGTAGAAAGTCTCCTGGGTTACCGGTGGCATGATGAGGAGGGACTTGGGGGCCTTAACAGATGGAGGGGGATGCAATGCCCTGACCAGGAACTTGCCGCTTGGATCTGCCCCACCTTCCACCCCTCCTATGTTCTCCGCTGCCAGAATAACTACGCCCCAGAAGTCCCCCTATGGTTTGGGAAGGACATTGAAGCCTTTGCCAATCTGGTAGAGCAGAATTGGTTTCCAACAATAACCCCCCACTCCCAAATCCTAAGCGAAGCAGGGACAATCGGGAAACTAAGAAAGATCCTATCCCTTGACACACCAATAGCATTTGATTATGAAACCACCGGGCTAAAACCCCATACACCAGGGCACCGGGTAGTAACAGCCTCCATCGCATATCAGGGGGAGGAGTTTGTAGAATCCTATTCTTTTGAAATGACCGAGCGGGTAAAGCCCTGGTGGATAAAGTTTCTTCTTTCTAACGTGCCTAAGATCTCCCATAAGTTACAGTTTGAAGAAAAGTGGAGCCGTGCCTGCTTTGACGCAGAAGTACAGAATTGGTGCTGGGACACTATGCTGGCTGCGCACGTCTTGGATAACCGCGGGCACATTTCCAGTCTAAAATTCCAGACGTATGCTAACTTCGGCATCATAGACTATAGCAGCGAAATTGCTCCATATTTAAGGGCGGATACCTCCCTTGGGTTTAACCGGATAGAGGAAGCCCTAAAAGAAAAGCTGTTGGAGTATAATGCCCTTGACTCTTTTTATTCGTACCTGCTTTACAAAAAGCAAATTGAAACCTTTAGCCAAGGGAGGACCACCCAAGGGATAGAACTGCTGATTGATGGTGCCCAGGCCCTTGCCGATGATGAAGAAAACGGCCTGGTGGTAAACCTGTCTTATATCCAGCAGCAGCGGGAACATATAAACAAGAGGGTAGAAGTACTAAAGAAACGGGTACTAGATAGTGAAGGGGGGAAGATCTGGAAAAGCACTTTCCCTACTCCAAACTTGGGGAGCAATCCCCAATTAGCTACTGTACTCTACGATAAAATGGGCCTTACCCCTACGAAAGTAACTAAGAAGGGGAATGCTTCAGTAGATGATGAGGCCCTGGAAACCCTGGCAGAATCCGTGCCACTGGTTGAAGACATTCTCCAGATCAGGAAGCTGGAAAAGCTTTCCGGCACTTACCTGGCAGGGTGGGAAAGGGAGGCGGGGCTGGATCATATTATCCGCGCATTCTACCACCTAAACACTGCCCGCACTTTTCGCTCATCCTGTAGCGACCCTAATTTCCAAAACGTACCAATCAGGGACAAAGAAGCACAGAGGATCTGCCGCCGTGGCCTTTATCCCAGGGCAGGTCATCATCTCCTTGAAGTGGATTATAGCGGAATTGAAGTACGGGTTAGTGCCTGCTACCATAAAGACCCGATGATGATAAAATACATCGAAGACTCCACCACCGATATGCACCGGGACATGGCCATGGAGTGCTTCCTTTTAGAGCAAGAGGAGGTATCCAAAGTGGCCCGTCAAGGTGCTAAAAACCAGTATGTCTTCCCGGAGTTCTATGGGAGCTATTGGAAAAATGTAGGACCAGGGCTTTGGAAGTGGGCGCATAGCTGTGAAACAAAGCAGGGGATAAACCTCCTCGCCCACCTGAAGAAAAAAGGAATCAGGGCACTTGGAGATCCTAAAGCCAAATGGCCGGTAAAAGGCACCTACCTGTATCATATTAAAGAAGTAGAGGATAGGTTTTGGGGTGAGCGGTTCAAGGTTTACGCACAATGGAAGAAAGACTGGTACGAAGAGTACTTAGAAAAAGGATACTTTGATACCTTAACAGGTTTCCGTTGCCAAGGGCCAATGAAACGAAACGACGTTTCCAACTACCCTATCCAAGGGAGTGCTTTCCACTGTCTGCTTCAGAGTAAAATAAATACCAGGAAGCATTTAAGGGATATCGGCAGTGAAATTCTACCTTGCGGGCAAATCCATGACTCCGGCCTATTTTCAGTCCCCCTGGAAGAGCTGGACCGCTTTTGCCAAGATCTAAAGCAGATCTGGTGCGAAGAGTTAATGGCCCAATGGGATTGGATTATCATCCCCCTGGAGATTGAAATTGATATAACCCCTATTGATGGGAGTTGGTTTACCAAGAAACCATATGAGGTGAAATAATGCTTCACATTAACTGTCGTCCAAACTATTGGAACCAAGTGATCGGGAATGCCGATGCCGTGACCTATTTAAAGCCGGCGGTGGAGAACCCCAAACGGCCCCATGCCTACCTATTCACAGGTCCAAGCGGGTGCGGCAAAACGACCTTGGCGCGGATCTACGCCCAAGAACTAGGGAGTAGCGGCAGCGATCTGACGGAGATCGACGTGGGGGATTATAGGGGGATAGATAGCGTGCGGGATATCCGGGCCACGATGGTGATGAGCCCTATGGTCTCTTCCTGCCGGGTATGGGTATTAGATGAGGTTCACAAATTGACCTCCGATGCCCAGAGTGCTCTTCTAAAAGCCCTGGAGGATGCCCCTGCCCATACTTACTTCCTCCTATGTACTACCGACCCACAGAAGCTCCTGGGCACCATAGTGAACCGCTGCACCCCTATAAAGGTGTCCCCACTTAATGAGCAGGAGATGATCAAGCTATTAAACCGGGCTGCCAGATCGGTGGGGCAAAAGGTATCGGAGAACAATGCCCTGGACCTGGTATCGGTATCCAATGGCTGCCCCCGTGCCGCCCTGGTAGCCCTGGAAAAGCACTTGGCCAATATCGAAGCCCCTATCGTGGGGCTATCGGAAAGCAGTCCGGAGATTATCGACCTTTGCCGTATGCTGATGAAAAAGCAGGCATGGCGGGGAGTGGCAAAAGTTCTCCAGGGACTGAAGGGACAAGACGTAGAAGAGATCCGGCGGGCAGTGCTTGGCTATGCTACTGCTATCATGGTCAAGGGGGCTGATGATCCACAGGCTCTGGTGATTTTGGACGTCTTCAAAGACCCCTTCTATAATAGTGGCTTCCCCGGAGTAGTTTGGGCCTGTGCGGTCTGTGTCCAAAAGGGGTAAACTGTATAATAGATTAATAACATTAAAAGGGAAGGTGATAAATGGTAGAGATTGATTTTGAGCAGAAGTTCCCGATTGACCGGATGGCCCTGGACGTGGAATGGGAAACCCAGCACGAGCTTTTCCGCCATTATGCTTCCAAGCTGGCGGAAGAACAGGTCAACCTGGATGGGTGGAAAGACCACCTGGAGCGGACCCGGGCGGAGCTGGACAAGGAAATCCGCAAGGGGTATGACGTGGCTGGGAAGAAATGCACGGAGGCGATGGTGACCGCTGATATTCTTCTCCACCCTGATTACCAATCGGCTCAGGCCGGGATGCGGGAATGCCAAAGTGAGTTCCTCCAGCTCAAGGCCGATGTCAGCGCCCTGGAGCAACGCAAGGTGGCCTTAGAAAACTTGGTCCGGTTGTTCGGGCAGGAGTACTACGCCCAGCCCTCCCTCACCGACAAGGAGCGGGAGCAGTACAAGGTGGCCAAGGGCAAGGATGCGAGCCGCAAGGCTTTGAACAAGTAAAACCAAAAACCAAAAGGAGAAAAAGAGCTATGCCAATCCCGCAACGTAAACCCGTAGGGGCCGCCACCCGGCCCCAAGTCCCCCGGATGAACCGTAACCGGGTCGTCAAAAACGCCAAGGAGGGGGCCAAGGAGAACCGGGGTTCCGGTACCTTTTCCCTGGACATGGAGTACTTCAAACCCACCAAGGGGTCTACGGTTCTCCGGATCTTCCCCTACTTGGTCACCGACAAACACCACCCGGACAAGGTGCCGGCGGGCGAGCTTTGGTGGAAACGACCCATGAAAATCCACTTCGGTGTGGGGCCGGAAGAAAAGGCACGGATCTGCCCCACCACCATCGGCAAGCCCTGCCCCATCTGCCAATACGCGTCCGAGCGCAAACGCTCCGGGGAAGCCGCCGAAGACGAGCTCAAGCAGCTCAAACCCAAAGACCGTGATCTCTACGTAGTGGCCGATGTCAAAGAGCCAGACAAGCTGATGTCCTTCGAGACCTCCTTCTATACCTTTACCCAGCAGCTTTGCAAGGACATCGACGATGACCCCGAAGGCGTGGACGGCCCCAGGGCCATGTTCGCTGATCTGGAGCAGGGGATGGATCTCCGGGTCCGCTTTGGGGAGAAATCGATGGGCGCCGGGAAACCCTTTACCAACGCCGAGCGCTTCGACTTTATCCCCCGCAAGGTGCCGGTGGATCTGGGCATTTGGAATGATCTCCCGGCCCTGGATGACTGCCTGAACATCCTGGACTACAACGTCCTGGAGGCCGAGTTCCTTGGTATGCCCATCGAAGAGAAGGAACCGGAGCCCGCAGCGCAGGAGGTCCAGGAA